CTTTTTCTTGCCTTTCATAAATAAGAATAACAATGGAGGCAATAATGAATGGCAATTACAAAATTTGATCTCGTCACCCAAGCATCATCGCTAATCGGCGGGACAACAATCAGTACATTTATAGGAGATGATCTCAGCGCAGAAGCCGAAGTAGCGTCTCTTATCTACGATCAAACAAAAGAAAAGCTTTTGTCTGGATATTTTTGGAACTTCGCGACTACAGAGTTCCAAGGAAACCGAAACCCAGACGCACCAATAAACAAAAACTGGCGTTTTAGCTTCGCTCTTCCAATCGACAGTGCCGAAATTACGGATGTAATTGCGACAAATTCTGGAACGCCAGTTGATTTCAGACAATTCAATAATGAGATTTTCACAAACACCAAAGATGTGATCGTTCGGTACAGATGAAAGGATGTGCCCGAGCAAGACATGCCAGCCTATTTCCGCGAAGCGTTGATTGCAAAACTTGCTGTGAAAATGGGGCAGTCGCTGGATGCAGATGCAAAAGACGTCCTTGCTCTTGGTCGAGCTGCAGTAACAGCGGAACGGGAGGCGATGCTTGCTGATGGACAAGCAAATCCACCAGAACCTTTTCTAAATTCTTCAAATTCAAGTTGGGTCAGAGCTTTCCGGGGTGCTTGGGTGACGAGATCAAATTTTGTAATTGCCATTCATTATTGCCTCCATTGTTATTCTTATTTATGAAAGGCAAGAAAAAGGCCTTGGCGCGTCACGCTACCAAAGCCGTTATTCTTTTTGATTTTGCTAATTGTTTAGGTGTATATACCGAACAATCTCAATGTAATAGTTACATCACTTGATGGTGTGCTTGAAGAACCGGCATTCTTGTAAAGAATTTCGGTATCTGAAGTCCATCTTTTTTCCTGCAACAAGTATGCTCCGGCGGTTGCTACCGCTGTGCTTGAATAAATTGGTCCAGTTGCTGGATCAAGGTTGTCAAACAATCCATCGGTATCATCAGAATCTCCGATATCACCTTCGTTGTTTGCGGCCATATCACCAACAGTGACATGTCCCCAAAATACTCGGAAGCCTCCTGGGACTTTACCCATGCTGGCATTTGATCCTGCAGTTAGTGTGTTAACCGTTACGGCAAGTTCGACTGTTGAAAGTCCACCCGCAAACGTTTTAGCTGGTATTAAAGTTGTAGCCATTTTCAATTTCCTCCTTAGTCGTCAATTTCAATGGATCGAACGGCTAGAGGCTGAATAACAGCTGAGGCGTTTGCCATTGTAGCTAGTGTTTGCCAAAGGTTTCTGTCTGGACGATAATCCAAGCGGAACCCTGGTTCTTTGTTTGTTGCAAGGCCAACAGCATCACCGTGGAATGCGAAACAAGTTTTCTTTCCGGCGGTTTCTGATGTGAACAAGCTCGCTTTTTCAATAACGATAATTGTGAAGCCGAGAACGCCCTTAACAAAACCATTCGCAAATGCTTCTGATTGGATGTAATCTCGATTGACCATTTTATCATCATTGAGGATGTCCTCAAGTCCACTTGCAGGGCAGACAATGAAGCGGTTTCCATCAAGTGGAACTTCCGCGTTTGTTAGTTCTTTGCCTAATCCGATAAGTGTTGCAGCCGTCAATGCGTTGCCAGATACACTGGTATCAGTGTGACTAGCGTCCATAGCGGTAAGAACACGTTTATCAATTCTACGCATCAAAGCAGCCATAGCTGTTTCGGAATACATCGAACGATAATCTTTATTGGTCTTGAACTGATCAAGATCGTCAATCCAAAGCGTAACGTCAGTGTCAACAACTGTTGCAGTGATCGGATCGTGATCTTGGTTAAGACCTAACTTCTCACTGTGTCGTGCTGGATTGTCATTTGCTTCAACAGAACCAAGTAGGTCGAATACAACCGTACGGCCTGTTACTGGTCTACGAAGAACGATGTCTTGTAGATGACTTTTCTTTTGTTGGAATACGTGTTGCGCTACTGCTTCATATTCCGTAATTTCAATATTACTAAATTCTATTGCCATTTCATATTTCTCCTCTGAATGACCTGAAATTTCTTTTGAAACTTCAAAAGGTGTTCAGAGGAAAAACTGGCTAGGTGTCTGGCTCGTGAATTACGAGGTGTTCAGTCCTTAATCAGCCGCCACTGGCTTCTGTGTATTTCACTTTTATTTATACCTTCGGATGATTTTCGGTCCGCTTTCGCTATTACAAGCTGTTTATAGCCGTTGATACTTCGCGTAATTCCTTCGCTGCCACGGGATCATCATTCTTGTAAGCATCAGAAGCGATAATTTCTTTCATTTTGAATTGCAATTGATCCTTCGACAATTTTGCTTTTGGTGCTGTTTGGTCGGTAATTGGCGCTACACCAGCGCGACCCTCCATCAATTTCTGAATAAACTTCATTCCTTCGTAAGTCTGTTGAAGTGGTTTCGACCAAACGTCTGGTGTTAAATGGTTTTGTGCCCATGCAGCGATTTGCTTTGATTTTTCTTCTGCAAGCTCTGGACTAGCAAAATCTCCACCCCATTGTGTCATTGAGGATTCAAAATCATCCTTTGAAACTAAGCCATATTCATCAAGAGCCTTGTTAAACTTCTCTTGGAATTGCACTGCTTGTCCGTCGAGTATTCCTTTCATTACGGGAGCAAGTCCGTCAAATTGTGTTTGGGTTAGATTTACCTTCCTCAATTCTGCTTCAGTAGCGGTCCACACTTCTTCGCTACCAAAATCCAATCCAGCTTCTTTAGCTGCATCAGTTGAATAGGCTTCAGTTGGAGCAAATTGGGTGTCTTTGTCAGTCAACATGCCCATTAAGCCCTTGTGACCAGCTTCAAACTCTTCAACAGTTTTGTATTTGCCTGCATACAGGTAGCCTTCTTCTCCAAGAACTGGCTTCAGTCCTTCATCAGGAGCAGTTGGCTCTGTGCCATTGACAGGAGCAGTTGGCTCTGTGCCTGCATTGGCTCCATCAAAGAAGGTTCCGCCCTTTTCTGGCGCTCCATCGACTGGTGAGGTGTTTCCACCTTCAACAGGTGTTTCAGGTGTTGGGGTAGTGGGCGTGGGATTTTCAGGTGTTTTATTCATTTCAATTTCTCCGATTGATTTAAGTTGGTTTGTTTGGGTTATCTCTCTCTACGGCTAGAACATCAGCGATTATGTTATCAGCGGAATTATCATCAGCTGAAATCGTGTTGTTGACGTTGCCGTTCAAGCGAGCAAGATTTTGTTTGTAGATCATCTTCTTGCGGCCACCGAACGGAACATTTCTAGTTCTACGTCCAGGGATTGGTTTTTTTGGTTGTTGACCCCAATCCGGGTGGGCAAGCAAGTCTGTTAGAAGTTTGGATCGCACTCTGTGAAGATCACCAACAGCTTCTTTTGTTTTCTGGTGAGCATCCTTGGCGATGATTAGATCATCGAACGCGGCTCCTAGAGCTTTGTTCGCTACATCAATGTCTGTTTCTATTTTCTTAATTCGTTCTTCAATTCTACTGATCTTCATTGTTATCTACATTGTGCCTCCAATCTTTGAGTATGCTTTCGATTAAGTTGATTTGCTGCAATTTCGCATGTGCCATTAAGGCAACGAGCGGATTTGGATCATTAGGATCAACTGAAGCTGATTCTGCTTCGTCGCGAAGGTATTTAAGGACACGCTTTCCTTGGCCGTGATCAAAGCAATGAAAAAATGCGGTTACGTCTCTATTATCCATCGTTATTGTCCTGGCGTCGGTACATTGGTTTCTAGTGCTTGCTGTAAACCGCGTGCTGTTGGATCGCTCGAAAGTGCCGAACCAACCAGATTGATCAATGCTTCCTCATCTCGCTCAGCTTCCTTGTCCAATTTCGCAAGCTGTTTGAGGGAACGAAGATTAGCAGGACTGAAACCAAGGTTTTCAAACAAGTCATGTGCAAAATTGTCAGTGACTACGTGACGCGAAGCAACTTGTGGACCCAATGTCTGGGCAACCATCTGCCATGCTCTCAAGTCTGTAGTTGCCTGATTGATATTAGTAATTTGCTGAACTGCGGCATTGACATCAACTTTGATTACATCCTTTAGGGTCGTTCCTGCTTCATAACCAGCAGCTACAAGTTCTTCTGGGCTTGCAATTACAATGTCCCCACGTTCGATCATTCGCCCAACGGTTTGATCTGCCATAGGCAACAAAAATTCCTGTTGGAGTGCAATGCTTGGCTCTCCAATCAAGCTCATAAAGTTTTCACGCTGTTGAATGAATGCTTCAGCTACGATGTATCTAAACTCTGATGTTTGCTGAGGTAGCGAGAAATCCAACAGAATATCTCTGATTGCAGCCTGCTCTCGTTCAATTGCATCGATGTTTACGGCTAGATTGCCCGGGAATTCAATTGGCACGATAAGTTCGCGCGTTAACAATAACACCCCAGCAACGACCTTTCCTTTATTCCCTTGCGTATTCATGCTTTCATTCTTTGTTTGGAAAGCACCCTTCGCAGCAAAGTCAGCACCAATCAAATAATCTTCTTTCATTCTGTTGACAGCGCGAATGTGTGGCAATGCATTGCGAGTAATACTCTCTGCCCAAACATTTCCAATGGATCGTTCCCAACGGTAGATCGTGAACGCATTCCAAAGGGACGTAGCGTTTGTGATTTCTTCTTCAAGATCATAGATAAACACTTGATATTCATACCCATTTTCAATCGGAACATAGCTTTCAAGCAGCTTCCATTCCTTTTCGTTGTTGGCTTTGGCCTTCTTCACCACATCGTCAGGCAGTTTCTCCTTACCAAATCGCTCAATAAGCTGATCACGCGACAAATAATGAACGCGAAACACAGAAGTAATGTTTCCTTCAGCATCCTCTAGGAAGACAACTTCAGATATTGGAACTGGCAAATAGTGAATTGGCGTGCCTGGTTCATCAACTGTTAGAACACAGGCCTGTCCGGCGATAGTCCAATCATCAATTGAAACGCTCGTTGCAGAGCGAAAGGAACCTGATGCAAAGTGTAGAAAGACTTTCTTGTTTGCAGCTTCAAGCTTGGCTCCATACAGAGTCTCAAGTCGCTCTTCAGCTACGTCGTCAAACCATTTGATATTTTGCCATGGACGACTAGCAGGAATTAGTAAATTGGTAATTTGACTTTTGAGATTGCGGACACCTTTCAAAGCAGTGCTGTCCATAATGTCCTTCTTGATAACTTTCATTGGATTGTTGTCAGACAAATTTTGAAAGTCTTTACTAGGCATAACAAGACTGTAGGTCTCAGCTATTTCAGCTTGATGGGGATCTCTCTTAGTGATCGCATGTTTATATTTCGCATCTATTTCATCAAATGTGTGGTGTAGTGTCATACAAATCTTTACTCTTAGAAAAAGGTCCTCTTTGGTACATCAAATGGATTATCATCGGTATCTCGCTCAACACCTCTTTGATTACCCTGGAAAAACAATTGTCTTGCGCCAGTTCGCTTTGAAGCTTTCTTCCTTTCAGCTAGGCGAGCAGCTTCAATCTCTTCCTCACGGTTATCGACAGCTTGAGCAACTGTTGGACCAGCATCAATTTTGGGTGTTGAAAAAATTCCACACATGGTCTTAAGCCAACGTATTGCGGCGTGAACCAAATGATGGATTTGGAATGCCTAGGATGAATTGAACATTTGAAATTCGTTTTCTGAGTTCGTCGCCACTTGCATTAGCTTCAGACGCGACAGCGACGGCTGCGGCCCGACTTGCGGAGGCCGTAGAGGCTCCTGTGGGCTGGGTA